AATAGATCGTCTTTTGAATTAACAAACGGATCACAAATACAAGCCGCTTCGACTTCTGGTGATGCAGGCCGCTCCGAAGCACTTTCTCTTTTGGTGATAGACGAGGCCGCCCATGTCGAGAACTTAAACGAGCTGTGGGCCGGATTATACCCCACAATTTCAACAGGCGGCCGAGTTATTGCTTTAAGCACCCCAAATGGTGTGGGTAACTGGTTCCACAAGACTTATGTCGCCGCAGTCGAAGGGTCAAATGACTTTCATCCCATAAGTTTATCATGGGATGCACATCCAGATAGGGATGAAGAGTGGTTCAACAAAGAAACCCGAAACATGTCTCGTCGAGAAATCGCACAGGAGCTGGAGTGTAACTTCAATACGTCTGGAGAGAGTGTAATTCATCCAGACGATATCGCCTGGATTGAGACAAATGTCTGCGATCCNAAATATCGAACCAGTTTCGACAGAAATTTGTGGATATGGGAAGAATATGATGCATCTTGTTCTTATTTGTTGGTAGCCGATGTGGCCCGAGGAGATGGTGCAGACTATTCTGTGTTCCACATCATAAAATTGGAAACAATGGAGGTGGTCGCGGAATATCAAGGAAAGCCAAATCTTGATATGTATTCAAATATTCTGATGCAGGCAGGAAAAGAGTATGGTAACTGCCTCTTAGTGGTAGAAAACATTGGCATTGGAATATCGATATTGGAAAAACTTACAGACCTTCAATATCCCAACCTTTATTACTCCGTCAAGGGCACTCATGAATTTATGGAAAGTCACCAAGGAGAATCCAGCCCTTCAGCTGTGCCCGGCTTCACCACTTCATCCAAAACACGACCATTGATTGTCGCAAAATTGGAAGAATTCATCAGAAACAAACTAATTAAAGTATATTCGGTTCGTTTTTCGAATGAATTGCGAACCTTTATTTGGCATAATGGCAAACCCCAAGCAATGAGGGGATATAACGATGATTTGACAATGGCTCTGGCCATAGCATGTTGGGTGAGAGATACTGCCCTGACTGTCAATAGGCGAGAAGTGGAGTACAAAAAAGCATGTTTAAGTTCAATAATAAAAGTCGACACAAAAGTTAATACTACGATCCCAGGAATGAACGGCTATAACAGGAAAGAGGCCTTGGATGAAAAAATGTTTAAAGCAAAAGAAGATTATACAAAATATTCATGGCTAATTAAAGGATAAAAAATGGCAGATCAAAAAAACAACCCCAACAACCCCCAATCAGAATTATTTAGGCGATTAACCCGCCTTTTCTCTGGGCCAATTGTCAATTGGAGAACCCAGATGAACCGCAAGATCCGGAGAACCGCTCTGGATAAATATGCGACTCAATTTACATCTGCTTCAGGGCAACAATTTAAAAAGGCAGAATATTCTCCCTTTGATGTCATGCACTCTAAAATCATGGCTCAACAAAATCGAAATGAGAGGTATGTTGATTACGAGCAAATGGAATATATGCCCGAAATCGCATCGTCTCTAGACATATACGCCGATGAAATGACAACACACTCAGCACTATCTCCAATGATGCACATTGAATGCCCGAATGAGGAAATTAGGGCTGTCCTATCTTCTCTTTATGAGAATGTTTTAAATTTGGACCATAATCTCTTCGGCTGGTGCCGTTCTATGTGCAAGTTTGGAGACTTTATTCTATATTTGGACATTGATGACCGAATTGGGGTCAAAAATGTGATTCCAATTCCGCTGCGAGAAGTCGAACGACTGGAGGGCGAGGATCCTACAAATCCAAACTATGTTCAATATCAGTGGAACTCTGCAGCTATGACATTTGAAAATTGGCAAGTGGCCCATTTTAGAATTTTGGGAAATGATAAATACACACCATATGGGACATCTGTCCTAGATGCCGGCCGCCGTATCTGGAGGCAACTTGTCCTAATGGAAGATGCCATGATGGCCTACCGTATCGTGAGATCTTCTGAAAGACGTGTTTTTTACATCGATGTGGGAAACATTGCCCCACAAGATGTGGAGACCTTCGTCCAGAAAACCGTTACTTCTATGAAGAGAAACCAAGTCGTCGATGATCGCACTGGTAGAGTTGANTTAAGATACAATCCGCTCTCGGTTGAGGAGGATTATTTCATCCCGGTCCGTGGNGGCGAGTCATCCAAAATTGAAACGTTGCCAGGTGGAAATTTCACAGGCGACATCGACGATGTTAAATATCTTAGAGACAAAATGTTTGCGGCCTTAAAGATACCAGTAGCATATCTCTCCAGTGGTGAGGAGGCAGCAGAAGATAAGACAACTTTGGCACAGAAAGATGTTCGGTTTGCCCGAACTATTCAGCGCCTCCAGAGGTCAGTGGTCACGGAGTTGGAAAAAATCGGAATTATCCACTTGTACACTCTCGGTTTCCGAGGAGATGATTTGGTTAGTTTTAGGTTAAAGCTTAACAATCCATCGAAGATCGCNGAATTACAAGAGCTGGAGCACTGGAAACAGAAGTTCGATATTGCCGGCGGAGCGACAGAAAATTTCTTCTCTCGCCGATGGATCGCACAAAACATTTTCAGCCTATCCGAAGAGGAATTCATCAGAAATCAGAGAGAGATGTTCCACGATAGGAAATATGAGGCAGAATTAAATGCCGCNGCAGAGATTGCAGGCGAACAGGCCGCAGGTGAGTTCGGAGGCACGGCAGACGGAGGACTGGACCTCGACGGCGAAGGAGGATCCCTAGACTTGCCACCCTCCGACGAAGAAGGTGGGCTGGACTTAGACATGGATTTGGATTCAGACAAAGAACCGGACGAAAAACCTCTACTGGCAGCCCCGGCCCGCCGAAGAGATGATGCTGGGCCACATAGAGATTCGAGGGGGAGAAAAACAACTACGACCCCAAAATCTAATGGTCGCTATACACCAAAGAAGAATGGCAGAGGCGGAGATGGAAGGACGGGTCTCTCCCAGCACCTTTCATCGCTCATTGGAAACCCATCGGGCAGAGAGGTGACACCTGGCGCGATTGACTTAAAAAGTCTATCTCGTGGCATCACAGCNGAGTCTAAGCATACCAATTATCGCCNACAAGAGAGTGATATTTTTGAGACAAGCATGGAAGTCAAGAAACTGATTTCCGAATTAGAAAAAACGGAGAACAAAGCTAATGAAGATGAAACACAACAAGAAGCGCAATAGTGCTTTTATTTATGAGGTCACAATTCGTGAGTTGGCAAAAGCTATTCACGAAGGTGATGTAAAGAAGAAAAAAGCGATTATTAAGCTCATTAGAGAGGCATTTAATTCCAATACTCTATTGGGGAAAGATTTAGATCTTTACAAATCCATTCTGGAGACAAGAGGGGTCGATAAATATACGGCTGAAAAAATCATGTTTCAATCGAGAGTACAAAAAGGCTCAATAGATCATAAGAGGCTTTTTGCAGAACAGAGCGAATTAATAGAAACCCTTAACAGGGAGATTTCACCAGAAGTTTTTTCCAATTTTGTCCCAAATTATAAAGACTTGGCGACTATCTTTCAAATTTTTCATCCCAAGACAAAGACAAAGAATAGGGTGTTATTTGAGGGTTATATGATAGATAAGATGCTGCTTTCGGAAAAAGAAAGACAACCAGATATGAAGCCAATTGACAACTTGACATATAAAACATTTGTCAGCAAGTTTAACGAGAAATATTCAGAGGCCCTCCTGCAGGAACAAAAGAGTCTTCTCTCTAAATTCATCGGCTCATTTTCAGATAACAGCATAGAGTTGAAGATATATTTGAATGAAGAGATACCAAGATTGCTCCAATCGGTGCTCAAATCAAAAAAGATGTCAGAAATTAAAGCTGATGAAGAGATGTCACTAAAAACTGATAAAGTAATTGACATNNTAAAAGAGACTACGGAAAGAAAGATTGACAAAGCACTNGTCTATGATATTTTGAAAATCCAAAATCTCGTAAAGGAGATTGAGAGATGTCCATAAGTCTAAAAATCCAAAATGGTGCAGAAGAACAGATTGTGACACTGGAACTAAAAGCGAGAAAAAGTCTCGATGGGAATATCATGATATTTGATCATGAGGAGATGGACATTGTTTTGATGCCTAATAAAGGTAAGATAGTAACATTTGCAAAAAATGATTTTTCTGAAACTGTTTATAGTGCCCAAAACCGCCTTTTTGAGTTTTTGAAGAGAAAGGGGGTCATAGAATATGAGTCCATTCGAGGTGGGAGTGTCTACGGATCTTTAGAAGGCATTATTCCTGTCCCGCTCGATGAAAATCTGAATTCAATTGATTATGCCATATATGGAGTTTACAAATTTCTAAAAGAGGAAAGGCCATATTACGATTATATGGATCAATACGAAGAAATGTTAGATGATTATTTTACACAGCCAACCAGCGAAGANTCTACGGAACTCGGAGAGGTCCCACAAGCAACCGATAAGGGCTCTATAAAGCCGGGATATAATTATGCACCGTATTGGATGAGTTATATGTTAGAAAATAAGGAGAAAAAATGAAACTNACATCAAAACAATTGCGAAAAATTATCAAAGAAGAGTTAAAAAACGTCCTGTCAGAAACTANAATGATTGGCGGAATGAACNGGGAGATGGGCATCGACTCATCACCCGTGACCAACGATACGAGCGGAGATCANGCGGAAAAGCCCATCACGGGTTCTTCCGCGCGCCACANACAGCAGTTAGCTCAGTTAGAAAAATTGGCAGCAGATCAGCACATGGACTGGGCCCTAGACGACGCAAGCGGCATGGATGATGTTCTTGACGTTAAAAAACAGTTTCAAAATGGCAAAGCCACTATTAAAGATCTCATCAATGTACTTAGTAATTACGGCTACAACCATCAGTAGGTTAACCAGATGTCCCTCTTATATTTTATTTTAGCGTCATACGGGATGACTCAGCTCCTTTGTTATGGAAGGATCTTTAACCGAATAAGGCCAAAAGGCTATTTTTGGTCTTGTCCGATGTGCATCGGCTTCTGGGTGGGTGTGTTTTTATGTGGTATTAACCCTCTGACAGAACTATTTATATTTGAACTTTCGTTTGTGAATCTATTTATTTGCGGATGTATAAGTTCTGGAACATCATAT